TTATGGGAAAGATGAAAGAACAATTTATGCAAGAACGAGAAGAACAAAATCAGAATACTAATCAATTAAATAATCAAATGACAAAAAAAACAATGCAGGAAAAACTAACAAAACAACCAGAGATAGTTGTTGAAACAAGAACAGAGGCTCTAAGGAGGTTATACAAAGAAAATGGCTTAACTGCTGAAGATGTCTTTAAAGACCCTAGAGGTTTTGTAATCATTACTAGAACAGGTATTGATAAGATTTCTGCTAAGAATGGAATTACTATTGGTTATGAGGTTATAACTATGGATATTGAAAAAAGCACTTGTGTTTTAAAAGCAGCAGGTACTATGAAAGTAGGTAATGATATTAGAAATGTAATGAGCTTTGGTGAAGCATCTCCATCTAACTTAAATGGTGGTGGTAAGAAATTCCCAGTATCAATGGCTGAGAAAAGAGCAATGAGTAGAGTAGTTCTAAAACTAACAGGATTCTATGAGCAAGGAGTATTTGGTCAGGATGAAATAGTAGATGAGCCTAAGTAATCAGGATATAGATGAACTTTTTGATGGAAAGCCTAGTGAGCTAACATACTCACAATGGCTGACCATTGAAGGGAACATTGACTTCACATCACTAACAACAACAATGAAAGCTGACATTCTGAACAGACTAAATTATTTATCAGAAGAAGAAGCAGAGGAAATAATAACTAAACTATACAACAATAGATATGAAAAAGACCCACAAAAACAATGGCTCAAAATGCACAAAGACGGAGTATTTAGAGATAGAGATTTTTAAGCACTTCCTACAATCTTTCACTTACATCATATGGAAAAACAAAAGTGTATTAGATTTTGCTACAGAAGATGAGATTATGAGTCTGTTAGATGAGAAACAATTACTAGACTTTTATCACTTTGATAAAACAAGTTTTGTTGTAAGTGTTTATAAGATTGACAAGCATATGCATAGAAATGACTAAAAAGTATTCATTAGCAAAGATTAGACAATCTAGGAATGAGTTTGAAGCACTACTAAGAATTTATGGTATATCCAATTCAACTCTATGTAAGGTAATAGGAGTGAACTATGCTACCAGTAGAGATTTTATAAAGATACCATCCAACCTTAGATTTATACACGCACATAGATTAGCAGACTTTATAGGCTTAACAGTTCAAGATGTAGTTGATACAATAGTGTACGACTTAAACAAACAATAAACACAATGAAAAGAAGAGGGTTAAAATTTAGCGATTATTACAATAATATAATTATGTCTGAATTGGCAGATATATATGAAGTAGATAAAGAAAGAATGTTTCTAGGAAGTAGAAAGAAGAACATTATATTTGCTAAGAGAATGTACATATACATTTTAAGAGAGATGTTTGGATTAACTTTAATGGAAATAGCAGGTGTAACTAACTTACATCACTCATCAATAATACACCACACAAGAAAATTTAAATTCTTCTACAATAATTATACTGAAGAATCTTCATTATTTAAAAGAGTAGAGTGTAAGATAATTGAGGTAGAGATAGATGAGGAGATATTAGGACTAGAAACTAGGCAGCAGAAAATCAAGGATTCATTAACTAAATTATATAAAATTAAAAAACAAAAAAATGACAGACAAGAAAGAGAAGGTTTACTTACCGAGTAGTATCAAGAACATCCCAACAAAGTATGGAGAAATGATGGTTGCTAACTTCAAGTTAGATGAACTACAAAAGAATGCAAAAAATGGTTGGGTATCAATGGTGATTTCAGAGCGTAGAGAGCCATCAGAAAAAGGTGCGACACATTATGCCTATGTAAATGACTTTGAGCCAAAGGAGAGTACTAAGAATGCTCCTAAGCAAGAGTCTAGTAGTGATAGTAGTGATGACTTACCATTCTAAATAAATAATATGAGGGGAGGTGAAATATCCTCCTCTTATTTTAAAAACTATAACACAATGAAAGAACAACCAAACTACTATGCAATACTATCAGCTGAGGTTAGATATGATAATAGACTAAAGGCTAATGTTAAGCTATTATATGCTGAGATAACTGCTCTGTGCAATATGAATGCTGAATGTTTTGCTTCTAATAAATACTTTGCTGACCTATACGATAAAGAAAAAGGTACTATTTCTGGATGGATAAGTCAATTAGTTAAGTATGAGTACATTAAGATACGATATACATACAAAGAGGGTACACGAGAAATATCACATAGGTATGTTAAAATAATCGATAAGGGTATGTTAAAAATATCTAAAGACCTATGCGATAAAAATCGAAAGAGTAATACTACAAGTAATAATACTATGAGTATTAATACTACAAAGGGGGGTGTGTTTGTTAAACCTTTAATAATTGATATTAAAAAATATTGTTTAGAAAGAAAAAATTCTGTAGATGCAGAAACATTTTTTGATTTCTATGAAAGTAAAGGATGGTTGATTGGTAAGAACAAAATGAAAAGTTGGAAAGCATGTGTAAGAACTTGGGAGAAAAGCAGTAGAAACAATAATACTAATGATAGAACTACATCACATAGACATACAGCAGGAAAAGACTATGGGGATGGTTCATTTTAAAAACTAAAACAATGAAAACAAGACAAACATCAATAGACTGCTACAATGAAATTAAAAATTCTAATTTATTAGCTCAAAGAAGATTTGAAACATTTAATGCTATCTTTAAATCCGCTCCCTGCACAAGGCAGGAGGCATTAGAACATACTAATCCTTTTAATGCTTTATCATTAAGTGCTGCAAGGTTTACTGAACTAAGGAGATTAGGAGTTATATATGAAGTTAAAACAAGAGAATGTAGAGTTACAGGAAGAAATGTTATAGAATGGGATTTAACAGATAAACTCCCTATAAAAATAAAAAGTTCTAACACAACAAAGAAGCATAGAGTTAATGATGCTTTAAATTCATTGCGTGAATTATATAAAAATAAAGATATTAATACTAATGAGGATTGGAAAGACGTTGCTGATTTAATTAAGAATATATAGATTATGAGAACAATAGAAGATACATTTAAGATAGAAAACTTCCTAAAGCCTAAGATGTATAATAGGTTTAAGTTAGGAGATAAACAAGAACTCAAAGAAATGTTTATTAAGGCATTTAAGCATTACGATAGAACGATTGATGTGTATGAACATCTTGATTCTTATGATGAGATAATAGATTGGTTATCAGATACTAAAGGCAGAGGTTTAATGTTAATGGGTGAGTGTGGTTTAGGTAAATCAACTATCCTCAACTATGTTATCCCTGCAATCTTTAGAACAAAAACAAATAAGATGCTTACCAGTACACCTGCTAAAGAACTAAAAGAGATTGAAAGAAGTAATGCCTCTTTTATTATTATTGATGATTTAGGTACTGAGAGTATTAAGAATGATTATGGTACTAAGATAGATGCAGTTGCTGATGCTATTTCATATGCTGAAGATAGTTCAAAGACATTGCTTATAACTACTAATTTAGATGCAGGAGAATTGAAAGAAAGATATGATGATAGAACTTTAGATAGATTAAGGAAGTGTAAAGTGGTGGTAATCAAGGGTAAAAGTTTTAGAAACTAATTACTATAAAATTGAATTATTTTTATATATTTGTACAATGAAAAAAACAGATGAAGAGAAGAGAGAAAAGTTTAGTGTGCCTAAAGTTATAAATACTGACTTAACATACTATATGCAGTTTGGGTGGAAAAGATTGAATGACAGAAACAATAAACAAAACGAAGAAAAAAAATATTCTATGAATGTTTATAGCGATAAATTCCCTCCACAACAAGACTAATGATAAATACTCAGGAAACAATTAATAATAAATACAGGGTAAGACCTAAAAGCATTTAATTTTTCAGCCCTGAGTAGTAAAGGGGGGGTGTGGTTACCTCCCCAATACAACTAAAAAAATAAAATTATGGAAAGAACATACAAAACAATCAAGTGGGTACTAAGAGGACATATAAAGAACAATGTAAATTCTTTATGGATATGGGAAGAAGATAACTTTACTTGTATCTACAATGAATATGCAGGAAACGAAAGAATATATACCAGTAACCAACTTTTAAGACTTTTAACACAATGATTTATTTAAACTTAATAATAGGATTTGTATTTTTTGCAGCTTTCATAATGATATTTATGAGTATTGTAGAAGGTAAAATAAGAGATAGACAAAATGAAAAGATTATATGGAGGATAGAAGAAATGGATAAGATAAAGAAGAGAGATAAGGTAGTTACTAGAACAGGGGGA